CATCAACAAGGCCGATAAGAAGTCGGTTACTGGTGATAGTTAACTTAACGTTTTCTCGTGCGGAAGTAGGGTCCGTGGCCGGCCAGTTAAGGCAAGCCGCTACTTTACCTTTCGATAAGGGAACTAGAGCACTTTCACTCACGCGCTGCTTCTTATTATGTTGATGGCCTACAATAAGTTGGGTACCCCGTCGGGTATTCTCGACTTGATAAAAGAGGACTTTCCAATGACCCTTCTCAGCCAAGTTTTAATACTTGGGAAAGATGGATTCTCTCCTTTATTAATAAAGGAGAGCGCATCGGAAAATGTAGGAGGATCCGGATTTTCCGGATCTAGTCCTCTTTGATATGGGTTGACAGCTTCACCCATGATGGTGTTTTGTCTCATTACATGAGACCGGACCGCCGGAATTAAATTGTTCCTTAAGGCATAAAGTCCCAAACGGAATCTAAATCCGTTCACCATCTTTTCCCTCTGTGACCGATTTAAGAGCTTGGTCTTCCTAAACTCTTCGATGGTCAAACCTCCCATTCCTCCTAAACAAGAAGGGATCAAAAGGTCATTAATAGACCTTTTAAGTTTCTTCTTGTGTACAGTAAGGAATAGCCCATATAATTTCCTTTCGTTACGAAAGGAGGTTTTGGCCTGTTGGAACAAGGTCCTTAGTAATTGTCCAAAGGGAGGTGAGAAAGGATTACTCTGATCCATTTTCCCCACTTCTGTCTTTATTGGATGAGTGTTGAGGAGAGCCCAATTAATAAAGGGCTCCTCCTCAATTTTATCACCACGAACGCAAAAGAGGCGAGAATTGATCATGAAGAAGTTCTTTGATGAATAGTTCTTCCCCAAGGAAGGACTAAGTCCAAACTCCTTCACAGTATCTTTCCATATACTGTATCCTTTCTCAGTCGTTCTAAAAAGTATATCATCCCCATTAATGAGGACGAAAGGAGAGAATTCTCCTGGTTGCTTAGAACGACAGTAATTATATGCTATAAAGTTAATATAGCATAACAAAGGAAAGGAGGTTAATGATCCCATAAGTTGACCATTAACCTGTTCAACAACCTTTTCTCCATCATATTTGATGAAGTGAGAACCCCCATTTTTAATAAATGGGTTTCTCAGATGGGGAGGCAAGAACATTGATAACTGAGTTAGAACGTTATTAATAACATTACGATTTAAGTTATCGGTTGCCGCTGTATAGTCACCTGAGATCCATAATGGTAATTCCTTCAACGGGAGAAGATTTTTAATAAGAGGTGGAAAGATATCTTCACCTCTTGTTAAACAAAATTCTTCTCCTCTAAGAAGTTGCCTCCAAAGGATCTTTTGAATATTCTTCATACGAAAGTTCGAAGAATCCTCACATGTGACTATCCTGACCTTTAATGGTTCAAGAACCGTCGCGGGTCTTGCATTTCCCTTAATAAAGTTACCGGTATTAATATCGGCAACCTTATTGGCTTGTTGAATCTGAGTCTTCATTGCATTATTAATAATTGCAAACTTGCGAAGACTCATTTTTCCTTTGGTACAGGGGAGATTGAGGGAAATCTCACCCTGTACTCCTCCATCCTTTCGACTAGTATTAAAACTAGCCGATGAACTGAGTGAATGTATCCTATCCAAGTCACTCTTTCTGCAATTCAGATTGACATTAGTGTCAATAAACCACTCTGTAAAACTGAGTAGTTCATCTGAAGGGCAGGAGGACGGCGTCGATAGAGTTAAAGAGTGTTTTTCAAGCGCCTTCTCAACAAAAATGTCAGGAAGAGGCTTCAAGATTCTCTTTAGATACATTAAACTCTGTAAGAAGAAAGTATTTCTTCTTTGACGGGTTCTCAGTTTACGATCCATATATCTTTTAATAGAAAGATCAGGATGGAAATCAAAGTATTTCTGTGGTAAAGGGAAAGATGTAGAATCCCTTATATACGTATTAAAACGATAATAACAGAAATACTTGAAGCTGTCAGACACGGCATTAAGGCCGTTGTCTCTTCCGAAAGTAATCAGCTTTCGGGTAAGTCGTCGGTAGAGGGCTCCTTCAACCCTTATGTTGAAGAAGTTAAAGAAGATTCTGAGACCTCTAATAAGGTCTATACAGAAATCTTTCTCTACTGAACGGCGAGAATGATGTAGCTTGCTGGTGTTACTACATACACCCAACTCATTGTTCACCCAGGTCTTAAAAGTGTTTCTCTTCCCTTCGGAAGTGAGGCTCTTTAAGGACGGTTGACTGGTGAGAATCAGTTGCCTGTCCGAAGACAGTAGACTCTACAATGTAGAGTGACCCTTGG